GGCCAGGACGACACCTCGCCGACGAGACGCCTGTCGTCCGGGATCAGATCGGTGACGGACACGCTGTCCCACGTGTACGTGTGACCAGCGTTTGTGTTCCCGGTGAGCGCAGATTCCGCGACACCGACCCCACCGCCGGGTATCAGGGTCGCCCCGGTGATGGTGGTATCCACCTGCCATGTGCCCGGCTCAGCGGACCCGTCCGCCCACACCCGGCCCCGGAGCCGATACCCCTCGATCCGTGCCCTGAGCCACAACGTCGCACCGGCCGTGTACGTCAGCGCCGTCGACGCCGTGGACAGGACGGTGATGCCCTGGACCACCTGGATATCCACCGCCCCGCCCGGCGCGATGTTGGCACGGACCCGGTAGTGCTGGTGGTCCTGGCTCACCACGACGTGACGGAGGAGCAGAGCCGCGGTCAGCGCCGCTCCCGTCGCCGCCTGATCCACCGACACCGACGCGAGGACTTCGCAGTCGGTCAGCGCCGCGTCGATGTAGTGCTGGCGGAGGCCGAGATCCCCGGGACTCACCGTCCCGGTGGTGCCGGTGGTTGCGAGTTCGGTGGCCAGGGTCGACCCGGCGTGCCGCCACACGTGCCCGGAGGTCGCCACGCCCCACCCGTCCACCTCGGCGGGACGGGTGTACGTGTCGGTAACGACGGTCTCAGCCGCGCCGGACGGGGTGCCGACCGTCACCCTCAGTGGGGTGTTCCGGCCGATCTTCCCGTACAGCGGTGACATCGGGTTGCGTGGCGAGTACTTCCCGAGCCGGTTGTTGATCTGGAGGTGGCACTTTCCCGGGTCGGTGCGGGAGCCCTCGTCGCGCCAGCCGCGCTCGATCTCGATGCGGCCACCGTCACGCATGTACACGTCGGATGCCGGGACCGTCTGCCAGGCCCCGTCGTAGTACAGCTCGACGGCCGGACTGAACCGGGTCACCCCGACCGCCCGAAGGCTGTCTGCACGTTCCCGCGTCCCTCGACGCGGACCATCTTGCGGAGCATGCGCAGCATGTCAGAGTCGGCCCCGTCAACGACCAGGCGGACGGTGACCACGCCGCCCCCGCCACCACCCGCACCCCGGACGGTTGGCGTGGTCGCGCCGATCTGATCGGTAACCCCGGTCAGGGTGGACCGCACGGCCGGGACCGCGCCGACCAGACCCCGGTTCAGGCCCGCCATGATCGCCGCGCCGGTCGGTTCCAGCAGCCGCCGGTCCCGGGACATCGGCCCCTTCCAGTCGGGGATGAGCGCGGTCACCCCGGACAGAGTGCTTCGCAGGCTGCCGAGAGCCGCCTTGATGCCATTGATCAGACCCTGGATCACAGACCGGCCAGCCGCGTACAGCACCCGGCCCAAGCTGCCGACGGCAGCGCGGATACGACCGGGCAGACCCCGGGCCAAGGCCACCATCGCCGACAACTTTGCCCGAGCCTGCGACACCATGCCGCCGAACCAGGCACCCACACGACCCGGCAACGCGGCGAGCATGCCGAACCCAGCACGGATGCCGTTCACCGCGCCGACCACGACGCTCTTGATCCCGCGCACCACCGCCACGCTTCGCGCGTACGACGCCGCGAGCCCGGAAATCATCAGCCCTATCGCCGGGATGATGTACTGGATAGCGGTCAGCAGATGGCCGAAGAACAGATTCGCCTGAGGCGCGGATTGCGAAATGATCGAGAAGAGTTTGCCGATGGATGCGCCAATCTGGGGCGCATGTTTCGCCAGGGTGGTGAACAGCGGCAATGATGCCGTGATTGCCTGCTCGATCCCTGGCATCGCTTTTTCTGCCATCGATGCCAGGGCCGGGGCCAGTTTGTCTATTACCGGGGCCACCGCTTGGCCGATCCGGGTGAATGCCGGACTCATCCGCTGCAACGCCGCGCCGAACGTGGACGCGGCCCGGATCATTGGTCCCTTGAACGGCTCCACGAAGCCGGCGAACGACGATTTCGCTGACTTCCCAAACGCGCTCCACGCCTTGGCGACTTTCGGATCCTTCGCGGCGGCGATGATGCCGGCGATCAGCGCGCCGCCGCCGATGCCCAGCAGGATGCCAGCCACCGCGGCGGCCCCGACCGCAGTGCCCAGTGCGACGCCGATAGCTGCGCCGGCTATGGCTATGACGCCCTGAACCTGCGGCGGCAGCGCTGAGACCACGTTGCCGAGCTGACCCGGGAGCACCGCGCCGAGTCGCCCGCCGATTCGGCCCGCGAGAGCCGTGCCGATCTTCCGACCGGCTTCGGCGGCTTCGTCGCCAACGTCGTCCAGCTCCTCGCGGATGCGCTTCAGGTTCCGCAGGAGGGTCCGCTCTTTGGCGATCTTCCGGAACAGTTCCTGGTCGTTGGTGGCCGCGAATTCGCGGGACAGCGACTTGATACCGGATTCGACTTCCTCGATCTTCCGATCGAGCTTGCCGGCGGCGTCGCCCGCTTTGTCGGACGCACCTTCAGCAGCTTCGCCTGTGGCGACGAAACCGCGCCGGACCAAGCCGAGCATCTTGGACACCCGGTCCTTGCCCAACGCCGCGAATACCAGGGAGGTGTCTCCCACGACTACCTCCCTGATTCGCTATTCAGCTTGTCGATGTACGCGCACACCTGCTCGAACTCAGCGACGGTTAGTTGTTCTTCTTGATCCCGGGGGCCGAGCCCGGTCACCTCGGATATCGCTATCCAGTAGTGCTGACGCTTTCGTTCGAGGGGGCTTTTCCCGACCCCTCGAACTCGCCCCGGTCGATCAGCTCGGTCATCTTGGAGTCGACCTCAGCAAGCAGAATCTGCCGCCTCTCTTCCGACATCTCCAGCTTGAGAATTCGCTCCCGCGCCTCAGTTAGTTCGGACAACGAGTAATCGAACCTCACCTCACCCATGTAGAAGTTCGGTACATCCTCGTACCGGAGCGTGTGGTGAGTCCGACGCATCAGATGCCAGAGCAGCACCTTCTTTGCCTTGGCTCCGCCTTCGTTGAGGTCCTTGAGCCATACATCAAACTTTCGTTCATCACCGTAGCGCTTCTCGATCATCTCGGCTTCGACCTGGAGCACCCGGTCCGGGTCGAAGTCCCATTCCTGCCGGTCACCATTCTCCGGGTCGTATACGACGCGCACCTGTTACCTCGCTATCCGTTTGCTCACGGTGTACATGGCTTTCAGGACCGCGTTTCGCACCTCGTCCCGGGACCCGCGCATGGCCTCGTCAAACCACTCGACCGGATTAACGGTCTGCGTGACCCATTTCGGCACCGGGTGCCGTCCATCGCGGCGGCGACGTTTCGGGATGGGAACCGGGTGCCGCCAGCCTTTCTTGCGGTTCAGGCGGCGCGCGGCCATCTCGAACCCGCGCGGCCCACCTTTCTTGACCTTCACCCGGCCACCGGACGCCCGGCCGGTCAGCCGCGCCTCGACCTTGATCTGACCAGCGACGTACGCGCGTAAACCCTCACCCTCGGTCGGCGTACGACCGGAGTGGCCGATCGACATGAGCTGAGAAACCGCCTGCGTCTTCGCCGGCTCCAGCGCGGCGCGGATCTCTCTGGCGAGAGACCGGCGGAACTTCGTCCCGTCCTCTTCCTCCGCCAGCTTCTTGACCAGCTTCTTGAGCTGCTCCTGCTCGATGGTCAGCCGTACCGGCATGGCTTACGCCACTGCGCGAGATACGATGCCCGATGTCGGATAGGTGACGTCCACCTCTGCCACGTCGCCGACGTCGCCAGCGATCGGCTTCCATTCACGGACCAGGACCGAACCTGTGTATTTGGGGTTAGAGGCCCCCACGACAGCATTCGACAGCCGGACCTCGAACGACACCACTGTGCCGAAAAGCGCCCACATGGTTTCGTCCAGGGCGTTATCCGCGACATCCTGCTTGAACTTGATCCCCAGTTCGCCGCTGGCGAGACCGTCCAGCACTTCCTTCCATCCCTGGCTGGCGTACGTGGTGACGTCGCCTTCGTCCACCTCCATGGACAGTTCAGCGCTGGACGTCCACGAGGACCGGTCCACGCCGTTCAGCGCAAGGTATGCCGCTTTCAAGGTCATCTTCGCCATTTGGCGACCCTCCTCGGGGCATGCGGAAACGCCCGGTCACCGAGTGGGCCGGGTAGGACTACAGGTCAGAGATCAGGCGATCCCAACAGACGCCAGGAAAAGCATGCTCGGCGTGACTCCCGTGATGGCCCACGCCACGCGCCACCACGTATCCGTGACCGGACCAGCGACGGACAGGGACTGACCGCCGATCGCCGTCGCGGCGGCGAACGTCAGCCGGGTCGTGGCGCTCGTAAACCCCGAGTTGTCGTCAGATTCCACTCGTACCGTGATGGTCGGTGTGGACGTGCCCGCGACGGACAGGACGTGCAGGTTTGCGTACAAGCTCTGCGCCGAGGTCACCGCGCCGAGTTCGTACCCGGTGCCGGTGCCGTCGGCGATCCGCGCCGTGCCGGGAGGGTGAGCTACCAGACCCCGGGCCAGCGGAGCCGAACCCATTGCCTCCGCCTCCCAGGGGGCGACCTCGCCCACCTCATCGCCCAGCTTGTAGCTTGACCGCAGCGCCTTGACCACCCACGCCAACGCGCCATCGGCCGCGGTGTGCGGGCAGGCCGTCCAAGCGTCCACGACGCCCATCCCCGACCACATGGAGTCGTCCACCTTGCCGGCGTCGCCAGCTTCCCACTGCCCTTTGGCGGACAGCGACGTGGAGGCGAGACCGCCGAGCAAAGACTTCCAGGTGCGGTCGGTCGCGGAATCGTAGTCGCCGAAGTTCGTGACCTCTTTGTCTTCCACTTCGGAGGCGAGTTCCACCGAGTTGTTCACGGTGGTCAAGTCAGCCCCACCCGCGAACAGCCGGACGTTGCGGAGGATGAACTTGCCCATTCAGTCGCCCTCCCCGATCACGCGGACCACGATCTCAGCGCCGACGTACTTGTTGCCGTTGTGCTCGTAGAACCGGTAGCCCTGCACCCTCTCGACACGCAGGTCGTG